GATGAATTTGAGACTCCCGGAGTTCACCCGGGCACAGGAGGGAGGTTGTCAACCCATCCCTCACTGGCTTGGCCATAGTTCCTCCACCTTCTTGAAGAACGTCTTCCTTGCCAACGTCAAACTTTGGCGAGCATTAAGCTTGGACGATGCGTCTGACACTCCCTTGCCCAGACTGCCGGTGCGGATGGCCGTGCTGACGCCCGAGGTGAGCGCGGAGAGAATTCCCGAGTCTGCGAGGACTGGCACGCCTACTTGGAGAGCTAGCGCGGGGTTGGAAGCGAACATCGAAGCAGCTCGTTTGGCGCGTTTCCAGAGCTGACCGAAATTGGGGAGAGCGCGTGTGTCACCTCCATGACGTGCGCGCATTGTAGCTTCTATTGCCAACCTGCCCACTATAGCACTCGTCGCAGCGTCATCCTCGCCTGATGCAATGGGTATGACGTCACCAACCACTGTCGCAAGCCGTTCCAGTTGACCGGATACCAGCAGAACCGCATCGTTGGCGAGTGCAGATGCCACTTCCTCTGACGTTTGGTTAGCCATCACTTCGGATGGAGTGACAGTGTCAACGACAGCCCCTTTATACGTGGTCTCTCTCAACAGGAGGGGGGTGACAGTCAGTTCACCGTCCATCAAAGTTGGGTTGCAGAAGGATGATGAGCTGGTGATGGAGGGGATTAGGAAGGTACCAATACCGTAGATGTAGGGGATGCCGGCGATAGTCTCCCTTTCGAACATGGCATGCAGGTGGAGCATGTCGAAGCGAGGGTCCCCACGCACGTTGACAGACAGGTTGATTGCACTGGACTCAGCGGCGGATACCACGGTGATTCCCTCAACGTCGGACGCTTGCGTGACGGAGTGTAGGGGGACCTTCGTCTGGATCAACACGAACGCGGGTATGGCTGACGAGAGGTCGTTGTTTTCCTGAAACGGCAGGATGGTACCGCTGACGTCCAGTGTGAGTTTGGCGTCAATCATGGCGTTCATGTCAATCACTCGCGTGGGTCCGGGGCCTAACTGCACGGTGTAGTCTGTCGACTGGTACGTGGTTATAATACGGATATTGGCATCACCATTCCATTGGGCGATCCACGCGGCGTCCTGTGGGTCGATGAAGGCGGGGCGATAAGTGCGAGGGGCTAGGGACGGTGTGAACACACTGACCGGTAGCGGAGTATCGGCCTCGACAAGATCGAGATCCTTGCTGGCGAGCGTGGATATGGCGTCAGATAGTGCTGCTCCTGCTCCTACGAGACTACCTACTTCGGATGTGGGGGCGTTGAACGAGCCGGCGACTTCACCGAGCGGGTGGGGCTGAGGGAGGGCGACTTGGGTGTCAGGTTGGCCTGGGCGAATGGCGGGGTATCGTTGGGCGGCAACGGTGTAGAATTCATTGGGATAAGACCGGCACAGGTTATCCAGGGGGAGGATGTCTTGGGCGAATTCGAGCAAGCTACGCCACTTGCATGTCACATCACCTGCTGAGACGTCGGGTGTCATCAGTGTCATAGCGGTGTCGAGGTGTTTCTGCCAGATGGCAACGTCACGCATACGAGCGGCGATCGTCTTCTGAAGTTCCATGATGTGCATTGTGGCCAGGAAGGGTCCGTTAGACACTAGACCGTTAGAGAACGCGTCATCCGCGGTGGCACCAACATACCCGGTACTGATCGTGGTGAAGTTTGCGAGCACAACTGGACCGCATCCTGACTTGGTAGCCTGGAAGAGGGGTTGCCACATGTTCACATCGGTGACCGCTTTGTTCAGGGTCTCGCGCATGTTCTCACTGAGGTAGGTGTATTCACCTTTGTTGTCGACCACTAGCACTAGAGAGTCGGCGGATGGAGCCCCCGTTCCCATTGTCTGCCATAGCTTACCGGTTGGGTTAAGAACGCCTGGTTTAAGGTCAATAGCTGGCGACGCAGTGGATGCCATTTGCGAGCTGGGCGCGAATGTATTTCCATTGCCGTCAATGTTGTAAACGTTGGTTGAAGTTTGTACGTTCCCCATCGTGGAGTGAGCCTGTGAGTCTTTAAAAC